ATCGTTCTGTGTCGAAAGGGTTGTCAATAGGAAATCATTATACGTCCCGACATAACCACGAATTATCTTGTTTGTGTCATCCCGATTCTTCCCGTTTAGAGACCTGTATTCCCCGTTGTCATATACTCCAAATTCAACCTCCACTCTTACATTATTACCATCCTTACTCAACTTACCAAATCGTCTGATACGGTAATTCTTTTCGTTGAGTTCAAACACCAAATCGCAATGGAAATCCTTTTTACTATTATTCAAGACATCCTTACCCTTATACGTCCTCGAACACTTATCAAACAAACAGAACGTAACTGCATCTAATAGAGTAGACTTACCTGAGGCGTTCGGTGCAAATAATCCCTTGAAACCACTATACTTTGCGAATTCGATTGCGTTATTTTCACCATAGGAAAACATATTTGAGAAACTGAACTTTAATGGTCTCCACACCATATTTCTAACAATAACTCCCTCGGTTTCTAATTGAGAGTTCATGTCTCTGTTGATGTCTTGTATCCGTTTGGATGATTCGGAATCGAACTCCGGCATTCCCTTCAGATAATCCGTAATCAGTTTATTCTGATATTCCACATCCCTGACATTACCAAGAACCGACCCCCTATCCATTGTGGTCGTGTCTACACTCGTCTGTTTAGATAGATTGAACTCAACAACGGTGTATTTCTTTTTCAAGATATTCATTATCCGAACAACTTCATGATATTCGGTATTCCAATATCTGATACGCATTCTCAATTTCTCGGGAAACTGCATGACGTAATCTCGGTCTGTAATTATTTTACCATCATCAATATCAATAGTCACATATCCATAATCATTAGTAATTTCTACATATTCTGATTTCTTTGTTTGTAAATCCCAAACAAGGAATCCATGTTTTAATTCCTCCCCATGATTCTGCTGAATAAGAGAACCCGGATAAGCAATCGTTCGTTTACCATCTAAATATTGGAGTTTGTGAATGTCACCCAATAGAGTGAGGTCAAATCCCCTGAATGTATCTACTGAAACTTTATCGGACTGAACCGTGTATCCCACATCAGTAATCGACTGAAATACCGCACCGTGATACAGTGCTATTTTGTACTTACCTTCAATCTGTGAGGCGGAAATCCATTCGTGTGGTTGATTGAATACAGAATGGACAGAGAACTTTACACCCCCATACTCATACACACCGTTATCTCTCCAATACATCAACCTGTCGGTATACTTGTTTATTGATTCTACAATCGGGGTCAATGCATCTAACCGTGAATCGTTGTTCAGATTGGCGTCATGATTCCCAGCGATAACAACCGTAGGTGCTATCTCCGAACACTGTATGAATAGGTCAGTCACCATCTGCACTAACTCCGGCGACATATCGTTCTTGGAATGGACAATATCTCCAGCAAGATATATCAATGAGTTATCAGTCACATTTTCTCGGAGATACTGATACATTTTATTGAAAACCTCACGATACTCACTATGTCTTTTGAAATTACGGATGTGTATATCCGCGATATGAAAAATCTTGTCAATCATAAAAGTGATTTAATATGTAATTCAAATAAATTATCTTCTACCATCATTTCGGAATGGTCAATAAGTTCTCGTATACGTTTCCTACCTAAACTGTTTGGGTCGGCGCCGTTCGGTAAATCCACCAAGTATACCTCTATCCCCGAATTCATGAAATACCTACAATGTTCAACAGCATCATTACGTGCATCACTATCCAATGCTACATACAACTTACTAACGTCAGAGGTTAATATTTTTTCCTTTAATCGTTTCGGTATAATCTTTCCGTAAAGAGGAATCGAATTATTACCTATTGTGATTGCGTCCAATGCCGATTCAACAATAACCACAGGTAAATTCCAATTAACTTGAAGTTCAAAACCTATTACGTTTTTTGAGTGGGGTGGATTTCTGAATTTGGTGGATGAATTACGTAGAAATGACCGTGTCGTAAAATAGTTTAATTGTCCGTATCTATTATAATTAGGGAAAATTATCATATCTTTGTAAGTCCCGTCCTCACAATACCCAAGTCGGTATTTTTGAATGTCACACATATAAACTCCTCGAGACTGTAAATATTCCACGCAAGTATTCCAAAGAAAGTCCTTTGGTCGTTCCTCCCATAACGGTATAAATTGCTTGGGGAGACTGATGTTCGTTTTCTCCTCCTTGGTGGGTATAAACGTTTTGGGAACATACTGTGACAACTGTTGTAGTTGCTCTTGATTGGCGTTGACTCGTTTGAATAGAGTATGCAATTTCCTACCCTTTGCTGAACAAACCCAACAACTCCACTTGTGAGACACAAGATGTATTTCTAACTTTTTCTTGGGATGATTACAGAACGGACAATGGAACGCATAATTGTCACCTGTTTTTCGTGTATACGAACCTAACACACCGTTAAGGAGATTTAATAGACCTACGTTCATAAATACTTTTATGGTAAATCTACGAAAAAAATTCCAATTATCCTAATTTTTTGTCAACTTTTTTCAACTCGTTTATCAACTCGGGAGTTACCGACATGGATACGAATTTACGTGAACCTATTGAATTATTATAGAATTTATCATCTGTCAACACATCGTATTTATGTTGTAGATTCTCTTCAAGATAATTGACCTGTCCCTTGGTGTAACCATACGCAAGTATCTCAAACGTAAATTTATCTTTACCTAACTTGTCAATATCTTGTAGTAAAACTTCACTTGAACCACAGTATTCCCTCCAATCAGACTCCTTATTGATACGTGTAGACCTGACTCTACCCGCCGATTTCTGACGGTTGGTTAGTGGTTTCTTTCGAGATGTATAGAAATACTTACGACCTATATACCTTCTTTTGTCAAGTGTATTGGTTAACATATACACAAAACCATACGCACCCTTGGGTGGTTCGGATACAGATTCTCCCATGTATTTCCAATGACTCATCCTAATACTACTGGTGGTTCGAACATGAATTGGGTTGACCCACCACCTGCTACAATCTTACCACTATACCCATTACTCTTTGCCCACTTCTGAATCATTATACGGTATATCTTATCTCTTCGTTCATCACCCTCAAATTCTGTCTTGGCGTCCCAACGTATTCCACGGATTGTTGTGTTTGGGTATTCCTTGGTCAATTCATCGAAAAACTCTTGCACTCCACCCATTATATTCGAAAACACCTCAAGTGCGTTTCCTTTATTCGCCATTTTGAATTCTCCACCCTCTATATCGAAGTCGATTTTGAGATACCCAATCACTAAATTTCCACTATCGTCCGGCATTACCATCAACGGTTTGATATCAATCACATACTTATCCCCATCAAGTGTGAACGTAACCACACTTGTCGCTCCGAACTCTGGGTTCTTTAACTGAACCTTCACACCTTTCGGTTTGACTACACGAGAACCAATTTCTAATAGTATATCTTTTAATCGTATCATTAAACATCCCATTTTACGAGTATGTTAATATCAACATCATCTCTCATTTGTAACGCTTGTCCCAGTTTACCTACCGCAACCAAGTCGCCTTGGGTATTATAGAAACCTATTGAACTTGCGTAAGGTCTCAATGCTTCATCTTCATCTACATTAACGAAATCATCTATGAGTAGGTCTGACTTGGGTGATTTTCTTGCTGATGGATTCATACTCAAATTAAAATCACCTTTTCTGACTCTACACAATACTTCATATTGGTAAATTACATGAGTGCCTTTATACGTAATAGTGAAATCTCCAGTAAGTAAATCTTTGTAATAATTGTTTAGTGGAGATATCACAATACAACCCTTCCGATAGAATACATTACCCACAATGGCGGTATTGTATGCGTAATCAGAATTCGATATATTGGAATAGAATGTAGTATCCAAATCCCCATTGTCATCATAAAACGCCTTATCCAAAAATCTTACCTCATCTAACAACCCTACATATTGATTATCCCCCCGTTGATTCCTTGCACCAAACATCAATGCATAAGTATTTATTGGATTTTTAGTAGTGTCGGTTTGTGTGTCTGATTCTGTTCCATTACAATACAATGCGAGTTTTTTTATACCACCATCGGTATATCTAATTAGACTGACATGAGACCATGTTCCACTACTTACAGAACACGTCAGAGTAACTGTTCGTATACCATCAGAACGTCTAACCGTCAATGTTCCACCATTCCACTCAAAATCGTATGGATATACATCTGTGTTTATGTCTACATACGAACTTGATACGTGACGTTCTTCTACAACCATTCCAGACTCTTTGGTCTTTGGTAATCTACCAAATTGGTTTGTGAATGTAACCCCGTTTTTGGAAATTATCTTCCCGTTTGTAGTTGAAGAGTCGGGTTTAACCCAAAAACTTATAGTAAATTCTTCTTCACTATCAAAATTCAAATATTGATTGTCACGTGTTCTCGCATAACTCACCAACGGGTTTTCATCCTCGGTATCATCCTTATCTATAAAAGATAAAGCGCGGCCTGTTGGACTACCATCTATATCCAAACCATCAACAACTTTTACATTCTGAATCTTCGTGTTGTTTTGATGCGACGCGAATATATAGGAATCATAACTGTAATCAATATGGTCTACGATACGCGTGGGGTCATCCTCAACCCTAAATAGTGAATTGAATCCCCAATACCCGATTGTGTTATGTCTTGGTAAATATGGTAATACCGATTCGACGTCGGGAACATACAGATTACCATATCCGTCATCCACCACGGTAACATCCAAATCTGCGTTGTATATCTCCACAGACTTAGGTTTTATCATTTCTCCATAGTCAAGATACGGAACATGAACAAGTGATGCGGATTCGGTAAGGTGTTTGAAAGTGTATCTACGATTCGAATGCTCATGAGTTTTACCCGATTCATACGGATACCGATAATACATGACATCAATGTGTTTCCATATGATACTCTTGAAACTCCCATCTATGTCATTCTTCGGGTCTTCGTCGGCAAACGTTGAACCAACTTGGGTTGCCTTTTCAGTGTAGATTCCCTCCAATAATACATATCCAGATTCAGTAGTCTCTAATAAACTTGATGAAATCTCAAATTCCTTGTTTACCTTTATAGGTCTAAAGGTAAAATCTTGTGGTTTAACCGATTCAAGTGTCTTAGGTATAGCCATTTCATCTTATTCTGTATTAGTGACCAATCTTTACTGCAAATAGAGACTCATCTTTGAAATCACTACGTATTGCTCGTGATATCTTACCAACCGCAAGCAATTCCCTGACGTTATTATAGATACCTATCGTAGTGAAATATGCCAAATTCTCTCCACTTAGTTCCTCAATAATTTCACCCTCAGAACCGGTAACATATGTCGGATTGTTTGAGTAATTCTGTCGTTGACTCTTTACTCTAACAAAACACATTTTACTGTATTTCTTTTGTATGTATCTTCCGTAAAAATCACCTATTATGTCGTATAATTTCTGTGTGTTTACACCGTTGTCATCTTCTAACAAATCCGTAGATAAGTATCCATCATCATCTAACTTTTTACCCGACAATACTATCATACCATGATTCGGATAAAATAATCCGTATTCATTTTCTGTATCGGCGACTCCGTCAGCACGAGAACCAGAGTATACAGAATAGACTTTATTTGTAAATGATACAGACCCACTCTCCAACAGAGACGCATCCACGAGGGTATCACCATTCAATGTCAACTCCCAATTTCCAGGGTCTACACTACTACGATACCTGTCTCTCGCAATGTCTATAATATATACATGGTCTTGTTCACTTCCACTTATCTCAAACTTCTCTTGTCCCTTCGGGAGTAAGATATTTCTATACTGTATATACATCGCACGACATAGAGTGTCTCTATTTGTTCCTACCCCATCAAGTTTAGTACAACCTAACCCATTATAATCTGCGTATATGATGCTAAATTGTCTATCCTCAGAACCTGTATAGTAATCAGTTCCTACTTTATAGTGAACATCCAAACGGTAATCAAGTGTCGATTCTTGACCACTACCCGTAGCCTTCACAATATTTCCACTTGTGCCAGCCAATAAGTTCTCTTCACAACTCCACAACGGCCCTGTGATTATCTCCGAACCCATCGTGATGTCACCCTCAGTAAACGGCACATATACCTGTCCCGACCCAATCAATGTTGGCGGCCCATTGTCCGGTGGAGGTGGAGGTGGCGGAGGTGGCGGAGGTGGAGGCGGAGGTGGTGGTGGTGGCGGAGGTGGTGGTGGTGGCGGAGGCGGAGGTGGTACTCTTCGTTCTGTTATTTGATGGAAATTTAGATTTCTCCAATCCGCTTCGGTAATAATGATAATTCCACGATTACCATTTTCATTACCACCGCCACCAACAACTCCACCACCACCATTTTCAGGTGGCACGGGATTGAAGACGTCACTTCCTCCTCCACCACGGTTTCCACCACCGCCAATAGTTCCATTATTAACTCCCGAACCTCTTCCTGTCTCAGTCAATCCACCACCCGTAAAAGTAGAGTTACCTCCACCCACCTCACGAGTTCTCATTGACTGACTTACAGCAGTTCTAACACGTCGTTCGAAATCTGAACCACGTATCAGTTCGATATAGTATACCGATGGTTGGTTAGCGGTTAGATTACTTACCGATTTACCATTATAACCTGTTGCGCCAAGAGATGAATTTGGACTACGAAAATTAACATTCAAGAATGCCGCGGCTGCCTTATTAGGACTTAATCCAAATACATTACGTTCAACGTTATACCTGTTAAGGTCTACTGACCTCAAGAAGTCTTCCATCTCCGCATTGTAATGAGCGATTACAGATATCTGTTGCCCATTGGGTTCTTGTATCTTTATATTTACTGGCATTCGTTACTTCCGTTAAAAGTCCAATTTAATCTTAATCAACGCCTCTTCCTTGAATGACTTCTGTATAGGTTGTGATAGTTTTGCTACCGCAACCAACTCTTTACTCGGGTTGTATAGTCCAACCGTAGTAATATACGTCTTTGGGTCATTGTACATTTCAGGATGTAATAGTTCACCTTCAGAACCGGTTACAAATGTAGGATTATTACTAAAGTTATAATCTGCATTTTTTGCTCTTACAAAAAAGTGTGTTGACTTAACTCGTTCTGCACTCCTTGCTTTGAATGATGCTCCACTCTGACCACCCATAGCATTATACAACTTTAATGCATTTTTGTAATCTTGGTCAACATCCAATTCTAATGCCGTCATAGTTGTGTATTCCTCTATCGCGGACGCATCTAAAATTATTATACCTTTTCTCCTGAACAATAATCCATAGACTTTTTGACTACCGTCAGAATACGTATCATCCGCAATTCCATCCTCCAAACTACCACTAACTATCTTGTATACCTCAGAACCCTGCTTATAAACCGCCGGGTTTTCAGTGGAATCATCAATATACGTTTGACCACCTATTGTTATTTCAAGATTACCTTCGTCAACTGCTTCTCTGAATCGTGCTCTGTTTATGTTTATTGCAAAAATATCATCACACGACCCACTTATTTGGAATGTAGTTTCATCGGGTTCAAGACACAATAATCGGTATTGGTTGTATACCGCACGAGTTGGGGAATCATTAGTATTTGCTCCAGCAGAACCGACGGGCGCAGAACCACTCCCCTCTATATGTCCATATGCAATACTAAATTGTGGTTCAATTTCACAATCGGTTGCGGATGCAGGGTCTTCTCCGTAAATCTCATAAAAATACTGCTTCTGCTCGCCTGTATAAATTGAACTTGTAAATAATGTAGTCAATTCATCAACATTCTTACTCCACATCGCACGTGTTACGATTTCCTGTTGATTCGGTATAATATCGTCAACAGCGAATGTGCTGTATATTTTTCCAGAACCAAGTCCGGCGCCAGGTGCCGGTCTCATTGTGTTTTGTGGTTGTTGAATAATCACACCATCATTACCACCAACCCCAGGATTAAATGATAATGAACTCATTTGTGGAGTTGACATCTGTGGTTGTAACGGGGATGTAGGAGCCATAGTAGCACCAGCCATCATTGGTTGACCACCACCCGTACTTGTAGTTCCATCGGGATTGACAGGACTACGAGTCACGAGAAATACCCGACCATCATTACCGTTGATGATGTAGTTACTTCCACCTTGGTCATAAAAAGCGGGTGCGAGTTTCCCCGGCAGTACTTCAAGTTGAGTTGGTCTAAATGCACTCAGTGCGTAGGCCGATGTATAACTCGTAGCATTAACCTGAAAACCGGCAGTCTGCATTTGGTCTATAATACTCGGGTCGACCGTCATGGGTTGGTTATAACCCAAGGCGGCGCCTCCTCCCTGTCCCGGCTTCATCATTGGTACATCACCAATGGTTGATGAATTGAATGGTATTGCCATATCGTATTTTTCCTTTTATTAAGGTAATGATACCCCTGGGTTTCCTGTCAATGGAGTTCCAGGTGTAGTATTCGCTGTTTGCTTTGGTACATTTATTTCCATAACAGTCTGACCACCTGTCTCGTTTCCGTAGATAGTCAACGTCGTAGTCTTTGCTGATATAAGTGATGACTTCGCTGTTACTCGGAATGTCTTACCCGTCAACGTAATTGATTGACCAGACTCTGAATTCAGTGACAATGGAGATGATGTAGCAGTAGTACCGAGTGATGTTTCCACAACTTCAAGAGTCGCAACGTCACTATCTGCAAGTACCGCTGTGTATCCATAGGTACTGTTACCTTCAGAGTAGTTAATTGTCTGTGGGCGGACAAGGTCAGATTGACCCGGCGTTAATTGTAGATTGTTGTTAGAAACCGCAATAACAGGAATACGTACCGTGTTTTTAGGTAACGTGACCAATTTGTATCTCAACATTTGTGTCTCGTCCGGCACTGCCTCCGTAATTGGCATCGCCTCAATCACTGCACCATAGTATGCAGTACCTTGTGGGTGGTCTGGATTCCATAAAGAATAATCAATCTCATCATCCGCCAATGCGTAATGTGTGATATTAAATTCGTTCTGTCCACGTGCCAATAGTTCTCTACCTTTCCGTGTGAGAATCGCATCTACAACTATTGTAGAATTATTTAACATTCCCATATTTTATTTCCTTTTATAATTCAGTATTCAATCTTGATATAGAACTTCAATATCGTTAATATCGCCAGTAAAATCACCATCCATAGTCATGATGGTAACTTTTTTACCACTAATCTTTTTTACCATCCCAGTTTTGTTTGCCGACTTAAAGTGTACAAAGTCTCCGATTTCAAACCCAACGTTTTCATTCAACTGCTCCACAACCAAACGGTTTACAATCTTACGTAGTCTGTTTTCTGTTAGTTTGTTCATCCGTTATTCCACATTTATTATTTTATATTCTTACCACCCATTTCTTTATAAACCTTAATCAGTTTTTCCAAATGCTCCTCATCTCTTGCATTTGTGATTCTACCCTGCTTCTTAATTTTATCTTGGAACAATTTAATAGCATCTTCTAATTTATCCAATTCAAGATTCTCATTCAACTGTTCTTCGACCAAAGATTTTACAATCTTACGTAGTCTGTTTTCTGTTAGTTTTTTCATTTTTTTATCCCATTTTGAGTTGAGTCTATCGGAATTTCTAAGTATTAAAGAATTGGTTTTAGTTACGGATTCTTTTTTAGCCTTCCAATTCTTATCTACATAGTCAAAGAATTTCTTCTTTTCTGATTCAGACTTGAAATCTTCTGGAGATTCTATGCCAAACTTTTTCATTGCTGACTTGAAAAACTTCTGATATTCGTTATCTTTTTCTGCCA